CCTGGCGGCATCCCTGGCGGCACCCAAGGCGGCATCCCTGGCGGCACCCAAGGCGGCATCCCTGGCGGCATTCAGTCGACGCACCTCTTCTGGGGTCAACCTTTTCACCCGCGAGATCAGCGCCGCGACATGCTCACCCTGCGGACCTAGCGCCTCATAGGCCGGTCGTTCCTCGACCACCCGCAGCGACCGCACACCGGCCTTCTCCTGGCCCTCATGCTCCACCTGCCCGACCGGCTCCACGACGAACAGCCGACACGGCCACCGCATCCCCACACATGACGTTGGGTGAACACCCACGTGATACCAGCCCCCGCCAGGGAACTCCCCTCCCGACAATTCCGGCAGCGGCTCGCCGGAATGCAAAGCAGCGGCATAGTCGATGCTGCCCGTGTAGAAGTCCATCCCGTCCGGCCTGGTCGCCTTCCAGAATCGCGTCTGCTCGCTCATGACTGTTCCTCGGTGAGGTCGCGCAGCCGCTCTGCGGCACCGTGGCCTAGGTCTTCCCAGTCGATGATCGGAGGACTTCCGATAGGCCACATCGTGATGCGGTTCAACAGAGAAGTAACAACGTCGACGCCTGCATGAAGCCGGGCGCTGTCAGGGTCGGCCTGCCAGCCGTCGCCAACCTGCGCCTCGCACACGGCGACGATGCGGGCGAGGTAGTCGCGTGAGTCGAGGACATGCGTATCTCCTGCCACGCCCCGCTCGATGCGCGCCAGACAATGCAGCACCGTTGCCAGCGGCGGGTGATCGGGCGGGATGCGGAACTGTTGATCGCTGACCAGCCGTCGCCACTCGGGCACCCGCTTGGGGTAACACTGCTCGCACCCTTTGCCGTCAGGGCGATCCTCAAGAAACACGCCGTGCGTGCAGCAGAGGCCGCACTTAAGCGCAGTGTGCTTCTTTCCCCGCCGCTCCGTCGCGGTGTTCGTGCCTATCTGCTCGGCACCGCAGAAGCACAACGTCATCACCGACTCGGGGTCGGAAAGTTCTTCAGCGCCGCAGTGCTGCTTGTCGGCCGTCGGCACCGGCTCGGCGCAGCGGCACGCGGTACCGGCGACTCCATCGCAGGCGGGGCACCCAGGAGGGTCAACCCGACTATTGAGCGGGATACTGTTCTCCAGTGCCTCCACGCGGCGGCGCAAATCCTCCCACGCCGCGAATGCTCTGTCGTTGCCTTCAACCTTCATTAGAACTGACCACACTTCTCGTTAAGAAACATAATAAACACGCTCTGTGAAACTGCCCCCTGGGCACCGTCATCAAAAGCATCCCAAGCACCCTGAGGATCATAGTTGAACAGTGCACAAACATCGCTTCGCTCACTACTGGTGAGAGTACTCCACGCATACTCCATAGCATCCTGATCTTCGTTAGATGTTGCTACAGGGGCGGGTACTGTCACAGTAGGTGCGGGGGCAGTGACTGTCACTACCGGGGCTGGTGTAACTTGTGTACAGCCAACCAATGCAAGTCCAGCAACACCGATTCCAATGTATTTAATCATTTAACACAACTTCCCTGTATCCATTGCATGCCCTGTTGCATGCACTGCTCATAACGCTGATTGTTAGAGTTACTGTCATTGATAACCATGGTAGCAATAAAACCAAAGAACACTGCTACTACCAAAACGATGGTGCCGCTGATGACCAGATCGGTCTTTGTATCTTGAGTCATTTCTTACCTTACTACTCGTAGGTGTCTTTGTGGCTTCACCTTATCACATGGAGTAGGTGCTGTCAAGGGGGTACCGCACTGAGAACACTCAGCATCTAGCATGTAGAACGTTATCTCAAAGTCATCATCAAAGATGGCATCGATTTTAAAGATGTTGCCGCCGCACTCGGGGCACTCATTCATCGCGAGCACTCATCCAGTCATAAAATGATCGCCAGCAGGATGGACACAAGTCCCACTTGAGTTCTTTGCCACCGTCAGGCGGGTAGTGGATGAGGTCAACGTATGATCCCATCGCTCTAATGTCTTGTGTTGTGGTTTTACAACGGTCACATTGGAGCGTAGGAACGTCTACTCGCATAGTGGCATCCCTTCGCTATTCCACTTTACTTCACACGACCAGCACACTACACGGTCATCCTCAATAATTAACTGTTCGCTACAATACGGACATGATAGTATAGCCTTATGCCTCACTATACCCCCCGTGGGAATCGTGAACATCTATCATGATGTGCTTTATCAGCGCCACGATACCTGTATCAAAAGTTGTTGCCAGCGTGTTGATTGATACTACAAACGTTGCTACAGAGGCTGTAATATCTCCAGGTACGCAATCGAGTAGCCTATTGGCTACCTCAATCCTACATAGATCACATTCACATGGTTCATTCATGCTTGTGGGTAGTGATCAAAAGGTCTTTAGGGTACGGATTGGTGCCTGGACGATGCTCTCCGCACTCAATTTCTTCAACGTCTTCTGCACAAACTCGCACTTCTACTTCCCACCTTTTAGTTCCGTAGGGGCTGTACTTTGGTTTGATACAAACATCTTCTACTTGAACGTCTTTAAAGCGGTTGATGAAACGCATGGCCTCTTTACTACTAGTTGCACTATAGTTGACTGTTACGTACATGGCATTCCTATCTCATTCCATTTCAGTTCGCATGACCAGCAGATTACTAGGTCATCCTCTATAACGAGTTGATCGCTGCAATAGGGGCAGGACAGCGGGGTCTTATGCATTGTCACCTCCATGTGAGGAGTGCATGTCAGTCATGATGTCAGTGATGATATCAACATGGTTAGAGTCGTAAGCCAATACCAGGAAATTAATTGCTAGTACAAACTTAATTACCGATAGCGTAATATCGTTAGGGTCGCTATCAAGGAGTCTATCAGCCATTTCCATACGACATAGACTACAATCTTTAGGTGGCATCTGGACTCCTTGTGATTAACACGACTGCCCCGGCTTTTTCTAAGGCTTGTTTAACTTGGATGGCATAGATGACAGAGCGCTTCTTCTCTTCTCCATCCATCTTCATCAAACTTTGTGTATCCAACCTTAGCACAAGGAAGGAGTCGTTGTCAAGTACCTCAACCACGAATCCGTTGTTTGGTTTTGGAACGGAGTTGAACGCACGGCGCATCTCAGCAGTATACACTCATACCTCCATCGTCAATGATTCCCATAGGTCTGCCCAATCAGATTTGCTTCGATGATCGCTGAACTCCATGCTTGGGTCGCCCTCAATTAAATACACTCCGCCCCACACACCCCACTGTTTATGCGAAACTCCATAAGCAAAGCATGTCCTTTGAACTGGACATTCCATGCATGTATGATCAACTGCTGGACGAATGCTTTTATTATTTTCATAAGTGTCAAACCACGCTTCTGGATCGGTGTCTCCTACGCAAGAACCAAAGTCTCGCCAATCCATTACGTCCTCCGCAGAAAAGACCGAGGTACATCCCATCCCTGACGGCTGGGCTCAATGCGCTTGAGGATTGTCCACTTGCCACGATGAAACGCTCCATCTACCTTGAAGAACCCAGCGGGGAATGGCTTGTACCACAACACGTCCCATCCGTCCCATTCAAGAGTTGGATTCGCCTCAACGATCTTTTCCATCTTTTCAATAGATTCAACAATCACTGCCACTCCTAATATCTAAAAACGTTGACGGGAACATTATGCCCCTCTGCCTCGTACCCCAGAACAGTATTGCGCTGAGGGGGATTCACTAACGACACTACCATATCGACCTCTGTCCAGTCAACTGCATCCTTGAGGACATAACGGAACTTGATTGACTTTCCCCTGGCCTTGAAGGAGTCTTCAGACAAGTTAATGAAGTGGCGAGCCAACTCATTAGTTTGCTTAGGACCAGCAAGCAACAGAGTCAATGTGTCATCCGACAATTCACTCATAGTTACTGCCATAGCCCTTCGAAAGACCAGGGGATCGTCAAAGTCCCTGCCTCCGACGACAAGGACATTCACGCTATCCCTCCACGTCGGCAGAGTCGCCAGCAGATTCGTCAGTGCCCTTGAGGTCGGCTACTTCCTGGGCCAACTTCATGACCTGAAGTTGCAACTCAATATTCTGCATCTCCAATTCAGCGGCCTTGTTGCGGAAGTAGTCCACGACCATCTTGGTGTCCTGCTCGTTCATTTATTCTCCTTAATTGTATCTAGTATTAACAACATCTTTGTTAGTTCCTTTAATGGAACTTCAAATGCATTATATTGCATTTCTTGCTCAAAGTCAACCTCTCCATCTTCATCGACAGGGGCGTACATAAGAGTATTATTTTCAACCCAGTATGCCATCCCGTCTTCTGCTGAGATTGCTACGGTAATTTCTCCTGAATCGTCGCTTAGACGCTCTCCTATTTCTTCATAAACCTCACGCAACTCATCTTGAGTAAGTTCATAAGCCTTCTTGTCAGAGATTTGCTTGTCCATTTCCTTGGAAAACTTATATATAGCAAATCCAGCCGTGAGTAAACACAGCACAAGAGAGCCTAGCGCTGATAACACAGCGACTAGTCCCCGTCCCATGTTCCGCTCTCCACAGAGATGACCCTGACAATCTCTTCAAGGACTGATTTTAAGCGACTATCAAGGTCGGGTGCGGGGTCGAACGCTTTGGAGGTCAACACAATTTGGTCTTGTGCTGACTCATTAGCAATGTCTACATCAAGGTATCCATCATTCCACAACGAGTACAAGTCGTTTTGGAATTGGCTAAATTGTGACTGCCAGAATTCTGGATGAAGTTCTTTACACTTATCATTAACGGTATATAGCGGCTCGCCAGTTTGAGACAAGCCAGCGAAATCTAGAGAACCGTCACTTACCATCTGCTCTAGGTCGTCCATCACTCATCCCTCATCTCATTCTGCTGAAGCATTCTTAGTATATCACGCTCTACGTCAGTAAGCGAGTCCAGTTCGTCAAACTTGCCCAGGTCGGGCAGGGGATGGACAGTGCAACTATTACCACTCCACTCAACGCTAATAAATCCCTTATCAAGCAAAGAGTCCATGGCATTTGCCACAATCCTCTGAAAAGCCTCTACAATGTCTGGGCGCTCACGCTCCATCTTTTCAGTAATAAAATACTCTTCTCTACCTAGTTGGTCATGCGACAACTGCAAATACCCCTCATCAATCAGGTGGTTCAGGTCGCCAGCGTCGTTATAATCACTCATATTCTTTAATCTCCAATACGACAACCTCTGATGGCTGTGCTAAATTATAGTGTATCCAGTTAATTAAATCTCTTGCTACACACCCCGGCCTGGGACCGCGTACCGTGTGAAGCACTACTTCGTCGTCCGTCAGAACGCCCAACCACTCATTGAACGCGGCGGGGCGTATGCGTATCATCATAGCACACCCATCGACGCTAGCCAATCGCGGGCTTCCTGGCGCGTTTCAGGAGTCCACGGAACATTCTCTTGCTGCTCATCCGTATGCTCAGGAGTCCATGTGTGAATCTCGATAGTCTGATCTATATTCCTGGGAGTCCTACTAATAGCATTAAAGATGGCCCCCGTCACAGCATCAGACAAGTCCTTGCTGGCTTTTCGAGGATGGTCAACCTTGTTCTTAACTACTTTTAAGGCAAGCATTTCATCTTTTAAATCACTACTAAGTGGGATCATCACCCTTTCTTCATAAAGCATCATTGCAAAATCTTCATAATGTTTCTTGGCAACAGAGAGAGTTTCTGCCTTAAAACTACGATCATTTAACTCTCTAATGAGGTCAAAGGAATTGTGCGTGACAATTCCATTTGCAATAAACTCTTCATCTACTACCGATATATCAAACGTGTCTCTGATGCCAGCGGAATTTACCGATACCACAGGAAGCCACTTGCTCCCATCTGTAAACTTCCATCTATTCTTTCTTGTTTCACCATAGTTTTCTACAAGTGATTTTCTTTCAATTGACATATCAAGCATTTCAATAAGAGCCACGGCTTCAACTCCTTCGGCAGTCACCCTATAGCAATCTCGGTGGCTATCCTGACGTTTCAAATGTGTGACAGATGTGTTAATGCCAAGCGCTTGCATCATGTAAGATATTTCCTGTGACAGTCTTTTACTTACGGAATCGGTAGTCAACCTGTATCTTACCAACCCGCTCTTATCAGTGTATGACTGCACGCCACCGTCACCATCTATATATCCAGAAAGAAATGCCCTGTATGTAGACTCATCTTTGATAACGGATTTGGGTACGCGCTTAGTGTCAGACTTCCACCTGCCGACACCCAGTTCTCTCATCTGAGCAACAGTGTCTTTGCTCCAAAAATGATAACTATATATGTCGTTTTTAACATTGACCACCGGCTTGTTTTTATAGCCAAAGCCAACTTGTAGCGAGTGGATTAGGCGATCAGCAAAGCATTTATCTTTAGTAGTAAATGCTAAATGACGATCTTTTGGATCGTTAATCCATCCATCAGCAATCAGTGCCCCGATAGCGTATGCCTGCTCATCACTTACAGACGATGTTCCGCACACTTCCGGTGCTTTGATCAACACCTTGTCGCCGCTTTTAATGTCCTTGGTTTCTTTCCAACCATCTTGAGTCAATGTCCTGTGATTTGCAGTAGCCTCTATCTCGTACCCAAGTTTAGTTTTTATTCTAAAGACTTCTTGGGGGCCGGTATCTCTTACAGCGCTGATTTTAGACCATCCAGTAGATGTTTGTACAGAGTCTCCAGGCTGCAATTCTCTAATTTCAGCAGGACCATTATCTGTATATACTAATGTATCCGCTGATAGGCAACCCCAGCGGTCGAAGGTAATTAATCCTAAATCCAAGCCGCGCTTTCTAAGGGCCATGATCCACCGTTTAACCTCAGACAGGTCTACTGGCCCTTCCTTTTGAGGCTCCCACCACGCAAGCATATCAACGACTACGTGCGGAACCGTCTCTGTTCTTCCGTGACCAGTGTCTATCTTCGTCCAGCGGTCTACGTGTGCAACCGCAACAGCGCACTTGTCCTGCTGCTGAGCAAGGTCGGCATGAACATAATACTTGACGTTAGGATCAGGTTTCCATGACTCGTCAATAACACGATTAGGACTGACCGGATTGCGGACAGTCATGGCCTTTTCAATTTTAGCAATATTTCTAAAGAAAGTGTCTGAGGCAATGTCAGTTGGCATGCAGGCGAAACGCTGTAAAGTATCGTAGTATCTTTTGATGAACGACACCTTGTAATTTTCAATATTCTTAGTGGGATTGACATCCCATGACGGCCTTCTGATTGCCCACACGCCAGGGTATTTATATGACGTGATATGATCTTCATCCCACTTGATGGTTAGTTTGTTTTCATCAGTCTCAGGGAGGTCTGGATTGATAATATAAGTATATTCTCTTTCAATAACTTCCTTTTCCAACACAGCGTCATTGTAGTGTCGCGTGATGAAGTCATCTTTATGGCGGGGAAAGGATAGTAGCGCAACCTTTCCCTCTTCAGGATACCGTGACATTACCGCCTGCCAGAATGCAGTATAGATATTTTCAGATGATTTAGTAGCATCGTTCAGAGGGTTACCTTCACCAAAACCACTAATCTCATCAAGGATCGCCATGATCAGGTTAAGCCCTTCATGAGATTCACGCTCTGAGTGCCCTGAATATGCCGTCACCGATTTAATAAAGGAAATAGAATCCTGCGTATCGGAATACTTTCCGTTGAACCAAGGGCATTTAGCGATTTTGTTCTTAAGGTTTTTGAAGAATACTGTCCTTGCCTGAACGGCGTTAATAGCGATGTTGATGATATCAATAGTGTTGCCGCTTTGCTGACCATAATAAACGGCGGGGTCTTTTAGACAGAGTAGTTTGTATACAACATACGACACGGCAATAGTTGATAGCAAGTCCTTACCGGAATTTGCTGAGATAGGTCCGTTTCCCACATAGCATCCGGTGTCTGGCACTGTTTTTGTCCAGTAACTTCCCATACCAATCTGTTTAATGCTTTTGATAGGAACAAAAAAGTATTTGTCGTTAACAATAGCACTCTTAGTGACTTCTTTAGAGTGGGCATTGCTCCACTGGAGATGAAGCCCCATAAGGTTTGCCAGCATATCATTGAATGGATATGCATCAACGTAGATATTAACTCGTGTCCTGTTAGGCCCATACATGAAGATTTCTTCTTTTTCCTCATATGTCGGAACAATACCAATTCTCATTAGCGCATGAGCAAAATCCTGTCCAAGTTCAACAGGCAGGGTACGAAAGTAAAAGCCATGACGACTGTGACTCCTACGACCAATTCCACCCACAAACTTATACGCTTGAAACACCCATCGCGCTAGCGTCTCATTGTCGCATTTAAATAATTCTTTAGGGAGTCTTTTGTCATTTAGCATTCCATATGCCGACAAGACGTTATAGATTCTTCCAGAGACCGCAATGTCTTGAATGGTGGCGGTTTCATACCTGGCAATACCGCCGTACTTGCGCTGCAACGTCATTGCTAGGTACGATTTAGAATAATGAACCTTGAAGTGTAGTGTTTCCCCATCCACTTCAAATCTATTGAGGCCAATAGCAAGAATTTCTAATAGGTCATCAGAAAGATTAATTGGATCGTTAACAGTATAGTTTCTTGCCCAAGCCACCCTGTCGTTAGGCTTGAGGTCACATAATTCAACCATCTCATAGTCTGCTATATCCTTAATTCGTGGTTTCTTAGCGGCCAAGTACTTATGCTTTTCATAGACCACTTCTTTCATTCCGTTGCCAAAAGTGACTTCATACATCATTCCTTGGCCCTCTTCGAATGAAGGAGTGGCTTCATGAACCCCGCGATCACTCATTACCATCCCATCATGATCTTTAAGCGGCACCCATCGTCCAGTTTCAGGGTGGTAGACGGGAGTTAGAGGATCGTGGCATCCCTTCCCCAACTGAAGAATAATCTCATTTTTAGTATACTTCTTGAAAAAATCTTCGGCCTCTTGACTTTCCATAAAGTATTTAAGATCGTCTTTGTGGTAAATCTGGCTCATGCATTCTACAGCGTCATACTGCACTTGAGACAATGGAGGGTGTCCAAGAAACTTGTCACTTGTTACAAAGGATCGTAGTTCGGTGGGGTATTCTTCAAAAGGATCGTTGTCAAGAACTTCTAGAAACGATTCAAACCCTGCCATCATGCCCCCTCGTATGGTACAACAACAACTTCAGACGATGTGCTAATAGCGGACAGCCTGTTAAGAACCTCTGTGCGACACTTTGGGCAGTCTGCAACAACCTCTTTCAGAATCTTTTCCAGGTCTTGTTGGCGCTTTTGAGTGTCCATCATTTCTTCAGCAAGTTCCTTGTTCTCTAACAAACCTGATTTCTGAAGCATGTCAATACGGCGTGCTTCCATGTCGGCAATTAGTTTAATAGAGTTGGTTTTGGCAGATAAGTTACCGTTGACATCGGCCTCTTCCATGACTTCATACGCATGACCGATGAGTTTTGAATAGTGTGCATCTGCCGTCGCTAGCGCTTCACGAGCACGTGTTCGAACAACATCGTTACGTGAGGCCAGCGCTCCCCACTCTTCAATAATTTCTTTGACGCGCTGCCGGGGCTTCTTGAGCGACGTGGCAATTTCAGAGATAGTCTTACCCTTCCACTTCTCCACCATCACCTCATTCATCTCGTCCATGTAACTATGAAGTTGCTCTAATTCGTTATGCGCCATAAGGGAATTATACACTAACTTTCTTTGCAGAGTCACTTTTTGACACGAATGGTTACTTTTTCTTTTGTTTGTGACGGCTTTTTATGACATTTGCAGTCACAGACCAGTCCGTTATTCTTATGCCAACACTGAGCATGCTGGCTGGTCAAGCACCATCCGAACTTGGTAGTTCCTTTATGCTTTGGCGGCATTGTAAAACTGATTGGTCGGATCAGCCCCCATGATCTTTTGATGGAATAGGTTTGCGTTGATAAGCATAATTGCCCTTCGCAAATCTGCTACATATGCTTTTGTTGCCCCGGCTGAGAGAGCGTCCTGCAACTCCCATTGGAGAATATTCAGTGCATTGTACATTAGATAGTCCTTACCATATGATGTTGTACTTTTTAAGGTACCTGTAAACAGTCGGCACACTTGTACCAGACAGCCTTGCTATTTCTTCAGGAGTATAATGCTGTGTTTGATACGCCCAACGCAACCACTCCTGATTGGCATACAACTTAGCCTTTCTTACCATTTAACCTTATCTTCATTTTCTGAAACGAAGAGTCCCAAGCCAATGGCATCAGCAACGTCATTATCTCTGACATTAATGTCAAACTTGTCATTAACAATTTCGATAGTCCTCAACTTCCTGACCTTCTTGCCAAACGTTTTGTACCACGCGGCAGACTTCCCTGGGTACTCTTCCATGATAGCACGCTTCTCGTCTTTCGTCAATAGCGGATTGCCAATGCCGCGCTGCCATTGAATAGGCACCACACTGGCCACTGCTGACACCCCTGCCAGGCCAGCAGCGCCAATGACCGCACCCTGAGACATCGCTAGGTTGCTTGCCACATTGGGATTGATCCCTAAGTATGACGACTCCAGAATGATGATTGATACAGGAGCCTCTTGTAGGAAGGCGTTCATGACTGCTCCAGCGTACAGTGCTTTTTCGTACTCGGTACTTCCCTCAAAGTACAACTTGCCATAATTTATTAACGCACCTTTGTGAAACAAGGCAAACCCTGTATTGGTCGTCGCACAATCCAGTGCGAGAAACCTAGTTAACTCAACCTTGCTCATAATCAATAAAGTCCTTAATGTTTCCTAACGCTTTTCTTACCAAGTCATCTTTAATCTCACATAGGCTACACATCTGGTGGTTATTGTAAACGCTTAATGGTGTTTGACAGGACTTGCACAATCTGGTTTTCCCCACCCTCGCCTTATACTTTGCAATCTTAGCGTATCTACGTGCAGACTCCTTAGATGCTTCCGTGCGACACTCAACACTACAGTAAATCTGTTGCGTATGCTGTTTTGTAAACGAGGTATCGCACCAGGCACATCTATTCACTAACCGGCTCCACCAGAGGGCCGATCTTGACAACTCCCCTACCCGCGCTGAGGCACACATCTCTAAACGGACACTTCTTGCAAACCTTTGAATTTGATCGGTAAGGCTTGACGGGGAGTTCACTCTTATCGAACGCCGACTTGACATCACGCATCCAGTCGAATGCCACGTCTAGCCAGGCTTCATATTCTTCGGTCATTCCAATCGGAATGGCATGAAGAGCGTGAGTGTTTTTTGATTCGTAAAGAAGTATGCCCCTTTTCTTTTGAAGCAGCCTCATGTAAATAAGTAGTTGAATAAGGTGGTAGACAGGAGTCTTGCCAGTCTCTACCCTGCGCTGCCAGGCTTCTTCACGCATAGTTTTAATCTCTACAGGAACCTCTTCATCTAACCACTTAATAAGATCATCAACAAATCCAAAGATTGGCGGGTCATTGTGAATCACTTTAATTTCTGAAGCAATGGACAATCCTGACTTCTTAATTGCTTCTTGAATACGTGTATGAGACAACGTACCGTTTTTCATATTTGCTACAGCATAAGCATCGGAGTCATTGATTTGATCTTCGCCACTGAACTTGAAGTACCAGAATCGAGGACAGCCGCCGCCTCCTGCCCCATATGCGAGGGAACTGGGACTAAAACTCTTCTTTGGTTTTTGTGGAAGAACTGCTGGTCCGAGGTAGCCGGATTCAATCTTTTCGACTAGACCATTGATAGAAAATGGTTTTTTAATGGGCTCCTGCATTATTACCTTGAGTAAGTTTTTTGACATAACACCCATTCTATCACACGCTACCTGATCAGGTATTTTAGGGCGCTGACGATCTTATCAATCTCTGCCGACGCAGTGAAATACATGTTTTTACGAGGACGGTCTGACTTATCCACATTTGCCATATACGTGGCCCTCATCGCACACTTGGCCGCTATTGCCTGCAACTTAACTATCTCTAAAGCAACTACTTCAATAGGGATGTCTGGCTTGAGGATAACTTTTGCAATGAACTCCAGCGCTCTACGCAACTCTGAGTCGTTCATATACTCTGCTATTTCATATAGGTCATTGATCTGCTCTAGCAATTAAATCCTCCAAGACATCAAGTGGCACTACCGCGACCTTTACCAAGCCGTTATTAAATGAAACAATGAGCGCGGGGTCTTTTGTGTAATCGACCTTCGCTGCATCTGTACACACTTTAGACCATACGTTCGTACTCAATGTAAAAGACTTTTCAGTCTCTTTAACATCTATGATAAATCTATCCCACGTACCGTCTGCTTTACGCACCCCGCGCCCACTGTTTTTATGTGACTTACCACCAAGACCCTTGATAAGAGCCTGCTCTGACTTGTTCGTTCCGTACTTCATGAGCGGAATGCATTCCACGAATGTCCTTCATTACAGATGATTTCCACCATCAGAGAATCAAGGTCGTTGATTTCTGCTGGGGACTGTCCGCATTGTGGACAAACATACTTAGACATTTTTAAGTTGCCTTTCCAACTCATGCATTACCTCTGGATTGTGTCGTAAATAGTCAACGGCTGCCGGTTCGCCCTGCACCTTAGTGCCGTTAATGGAGTACCAACTGCTTTTCTCAGGCTTGTCAACAAGCCCATACGTAACTGCCTCACTTAGAACCTCTCCTTCTTTGTCAATACCAACCTTTTCTCCGTGGTAATAAAAGTTATAATTACCACCAACAAAAGCCGGTGATGTTTTACTGAAGGTGATGAGCCATTCTACTGAGCGCCCCACAGGAATCTCAATCAGTTTGTTACCAACTTGCGTCTTAGAGGTGATTGCCTCGTTGGCAGACTCCTTAGATGTCAGTTTGATAACAACAGATGAATAGAACTTTACAGCATTACCACCAGTAGGTGTCATCATACCATACGCCTGGAGGTTTTGTCTAGCCTGACTGATAAGAACAAGCAGCGTGGGTTTAGTTCTATTGTTTGCATAGTTAAGAATCTTACATGCTCGTGACCAATCCTTAGACTCTTGCCCCATCTGCCCCGTGTCATCTAGGTCTTTGAGAGCACCAGTCTTTTCAAAATAAACGCCTGGTAGAAGGCTTGTAATGCTGTCAATCACAATCACATCTACCCCCGCGCCCATGAGGGCTACGCTCGTGTCAACCGCATCGTTGACGCTTCTAGCCTCACTCACAATCAGTTGGGAGGTGTCAACTCCAAGACGCTCAGCCCAGGCAGTATCGTACGACATTTCAGCATCAATCCAGGCACACACCTTACCGTCGCGTTGGGCCATGCCTACCATCTCTAGCATCATGGATGACTTCGCACTAGACTTGCTACCATAAACAAGAACCTGTCTACCATACGGCAGACCGCCATTAAGAGCATTAGTGAGTTTTACGCTTGGCAGTGGCTGCTTCTCATACGAGAGTTCATTTCCAAGAAGAATGTTTTTTCTGAGATTGGAGTTCAGTCCCGCTAGAACTTCAGAGAGGTCGGTCACAGACGAGACGCAATCGCTGAGACGGTGGTGTTGTTCGGAGTCAACCCAACAGCGTACATCGCATTGGACACCTGATAAACTAGGCTCTTCTCAGTAAGCGCTACCGGATACTCGTTCATTTCACGGACAATATCAATCACGTTGCCCTGCGGGCACCCCAGCGCTACAGCAATCTTACCAATTTGTTCATTCATTGTACTCATTTTTCCTCCTAAGTACCCCTAGACAGGATCGAACTGTCGCCGTCTGACTGAGAATCAGATGTTCTACCATTAAACTATAGGGACGTACCGCCGACAGGATTCGAACCTGCATGCTTCCAGTTAACCTTTCACCTCGTTCGTAGCGAGAGGGTATACGGCGGTATAACAAAACGACCTAAGTACAGTGTAACATACCAAGGCCGTCTTGTCAAGGTCAGATTAGCGGATAGCAACCTTTAATGCAGTTGTTGAAGTTATAGGTTGCGTTACCATTCTTATCATCTTTAACCAAGTCAGCCCATGTCGTACCAGGAACATCACGGTAATAGTAGGACTTGCCATTGTTAAAGGTAAGTTTCAACTCTCCAAACACCCCCCACTTATCAGGCGTCCAGGTGCCCTGCTTAAGAAGCGATGAATTAACAAAAGTATACCATTCTGCCACATCAACAGAAGGCTCTTCTTCCACAGGCTCAGGAACAAACACCGCTCCAACCTTGTACTGGCACACTCGCATCTTGGTAGCATCTGCATTGGGAACGCTTACAACGTCCTTCGGGTTTACGTACACCAGCAGTACGGTATCACCAAGGAATGCCTCTGCATGCTCCCGCGTACCCACGTGCAGACCATAGGAGCACGATTCCGCAGGATTGTCAGTCACCTCGCTGCGAGGCATGGTAACAACGTCACCAATCTTCTGATAGATTTGACCTAACTTCCTTTCACCGTTCACCCACGCAATACCACGGCTTACTGAGTGGTACTCGCCCAGGTCTGGCACTGAGTGCACAGACTTGTAGCCAATAACATTTCCATCAGGGGTTAACTCCAGCCCCGCCTTTTCCAGCCAATTAAATAGTTGGTCACGCGAGTTACGTGATGGGTTGGAGCGCAACTTTTCCGCGAACTGCACTAGCGGTTGAGCGTTGTCCCCATTGCGGACACTCTCAAGAATCTTATCTGCTAGGACACCATGCATCGGCTCCCCTAGGAGAAACAGACCTCCATCCTTTACTTCCATGTCATCAGAAAGGGCAAGGTAGTCGGCTACCTGCCGCTCCATATCAAAATCACTAGCAGTGAGAGTCTCATCAAAGCAATTTTCTTCGATACGCTCCCAGTTTGGGTGGCGATCAGTAGCCTGATACAACTGCCCATCAATAAGCGCAGCAATGCTTTCTACGCCACCAGTTTTAGTATAAGAGTAATTCATTAGTTATCCTTCGTTGTAGACTGCATTAATGTAAACATATGTGTGCTCGTGTAGTCGAGAGAAGTAGGTTTGCAGCAGCGAGTACTTGCTCAAAGCCTGCTTACGGCCTGAAGACTTTCCTCCCCACATACAAAACTTATCATTCCACCTAGAGGTATCAAGATGCGCAAGTTTAATGTCCTCGATCAAGTCGGGGTCATCAATCTTGCTTGGATCAAGTGCCTTCAGGAAGTGCTTCCGATCCATTGATAGAGAGTCTACCACATCTTGAGGCACTGTGTCAAGGTACTCTTGGCGCTTGATATAGATACCATCGGATACCGTTTTGGCTGTAGGATAGTCGCGCAGAAACTTGTTGTGACGGTTGGCATTCAGCAACACCACCTGATCTACGTTCAAATCAAATACCCTGCGAGCATGACTGTAATTAAAATCTTTAGGGCTGTCGTAGTAAATCGGACGGCTAGTATCGAGATCGTCTACCTCTTCAGACCCTGTAGCAGTTACAAGTTTATACCGCTGCTTGCCACGAGGGCCATTGTAGTTGCTGTTGCGAGGCAACTTGACAGACACCACTTCTGTCCAAGTGAATACTTTGGACTGATCCAGCCAATCGTCAACATTCTGATCGTTTTTAATGATATAGACGTATCGAGGTGAAAGCCCATTGTCTTCTACCAGTTGACGAATTTTCGCCTTGTGAACAGTGCTAATCTGCACATCTGGACGGTCTACAACGAACACTCCATCAACTACTGCGTCTGCATCAAGGTACGATGTGTACCGCGTTTGATTGCGTGTTGCAGTCAAGTTAAACTTCGTGTAGTAAAGGCCATCAAGAAAAGCCTTAAAGGACTTCCCCCTCCAACTATTAACGACCTTGAATGCCCCCAAGTCACTAAACTTTGACTGCATGGTAGCCCACTTGTGCAACGCCTCAGCAGAAGTGGAGCACTCATCAATCTCTTTAGATAGTTTCTTAGACAACCCATCTTCAAACTCCTTGCGAAGTTTATCGAGGGCGGTCTTTGTATGCGCCGTGTACCGCAGCCCTTCACGGTTTGGAGTGAATTCTACTGATCCAATTGGAACCCAGGCAACAACGCCAGAATGCTTCCAATATGAAGCGGGCTTGGCGATTGAATACTCTTCTTCCACCTCATATGCAACATTACCCATTACGATGTAGTCTGAACTAGACTCCTTATCAAGCAGGGTGATATTGTCAGTGATCTCGATTCCAACTACCTGAGAGGGCTCTTGACCATCAACTAAAACTGTCCTTGGGTGCCAATAGATAAAAAATTCTTGTGCTTTCCGGCGCAGACTGTAGATATTCTTTACTGGAATAGTTACTGTCACTCCTTGAGGCTCCGTTGAGGGAGAGGTGTCAACAACCTCTATCACCCCCGCTCCGTCAGCACCACGACTGACATTGACGATAGTTTTCATACCATCTTTGACAGCGGATACAGAAAACTGAGCGGTATAAGTGAGTGCAGACTTACATCCCAATCCAAGAGTTCCAGATTGACTATTGGTATTTCGCTTAGTACTCGCTCCATACTTGGAGTAGGTGTCAACAATATCATCTTTGGACATTCCCAGCCCAAAGTCTTTGATCACAAGATAGGGTGATAGTTCAGTCGGAAGGGTCACCTCAATGGGACGAGTCTGTCCCGCAGCAATGTGAGAATCGTGAGCGTTTGTAGAGTATTCACGAATAATCGCTAGTTCTGAGTCAGAGTAGAGGTCTGTAAGAACACCCATAAGGTGAACAATTGAGTTTTCATCAAAAGACATGTTGACTTTGGTCCCGCCCAGGGAACCGTGTTGAGTAATATCAAGTGCAATCGGTCGCATTGCTCTTCTTTCTCTAGACTACATTGTTTGGAGCGGCTAGGGAGCGAGTCGAACGCTCACGCGGTTTCACCCGCAGGCACTTTTCAAGAGTGCTGCCGCCTCCTATCGGCTGGCCTAGCCTTGCTGTGGTTCCCACTATACCAGACCTACACTCCTTTGTCAAGTACCCTTTGTGACGAATCTTGTACTGGTATAGATAACTGCGTTCGTTGAGTGATGGTTGCCGACTCATACACTATGATTTTATCTTCTGGTATGATGTAGACCACTAGTAGATCAACAGAATTTGGATCAAAGTGTGTGACCTTGTTGATAGTTCTGTTTGGTCTTACAGTTTTAATCTGTACTAGCCATCTATTATTTACTTGGTATGCTGTTGTCTTGACCTGTACTGTCTTGCATAGGTTGTCTTTTACAACAACCATATCAATAGGAGACTTGCCGGATGCGTCTAGAAAGACATACCATCCTTCTTCAACAAAATGCTTAAACGCTGCTGCCTCTCCTAATCTTCCGGCATCAGTTGTAGACAACATGTGTATAGTATACCATAGTACGACTGCTCAGATTCGAACTGAGGTAGCGGCTTTAGGAGAGCCGTGCATATCCACTGTGCTACAGCCGTAGAGTCCCCCTAGAAAGAGTCGAACTTTCTCTTGGAATTTAGAAGATTCCAGCCTGAATCCGTCAATAGGGGGATGAGTACCCGTGGAGAGATTTGAACTCTCATGCCGAAGCACTGCATCCTAAGTGCAGCGTGTATCCCTATTCCACCACACGGGCATACTTCATGTTACCACAGCCTGGAAGAATTGTCAACCGGCATCCAGCCGTATATTTGTGGAGAGTAGGAGCAAATCGCACACAACATCTTAATCGTTCTGGCACCACCAAACCAACGCTGCTCTACTTCCTCATACTGGTGACCATATTCCTTACACAGTTTACTGTACTCAAGGTATGCTTTGGCGCGAGGATATACTTGAGCAAGGGCTTCAAGTGATAGTTTATATTCATTCATACCACACACTTGGCATTTAGCCAACATATACCATTTGACCAGAACTACTTGATGCTCTACCCCGGTCTTGCCACGGCACCATCGCGCACGATTCTTTTTAACACTCTTTTTGGATTTGGCCCGATGAGGCATGACCTCTGGGCCATCTTTACTAGCGCGGAAGTCACGTCTAATGATTCCACTTTCTTTCCATTCAGACATAATTCTCCTGTGCCCGAGGTGGGATTTGAACCCACAATCTCTTATGCAGAGCAATTGATTTTAAGTCAACCTTGTATACCGATTCCAACACACGGGCGTGCTTTTATTTAAGATACAAGTTGGGGTTTGTAGTTGTTACAACTCCCCCTCCAGCAAAAGTGTTTCTGACAACGTACTTGTTTTTAAACTTACTATCTGTTAACACCTTTACAAAATTATCATTCCAAACTACCCAGTTTGTAGTGAGCACTACCTCTGAGGACAAGTCGCCATGCTTATAGTAGAGCGTAGCCTCAAGTTCATCACCATCACTCATGACTGAGAATGACGCAACATGCGGACACGCTGTACGAATATAGTCAATGTCATTAAGTTTTTTGAACTGTACTGCCTGAACCACCTTGTTTTTTTTAATATATTCCATGTGGGTGCAGCAGGATTCGAACCTGCGATGGCCTTGCGGCATTGGATTAAAAGTCCAGAGGGATCGTCCACTCTCCCATACACCCTTATTTAGTTACGTAGGCCATGAAGGTATTGAACCTTCTTCCTTTCCTTAAGAGGGAAATGCATCACCTTAATGCTTATGACCCTTGGAGGCGTATAAGAGAATCGAACTCTTAACAATTCGGTGGAAGCGAATGATTTTACCATTAAATTAATACGCCGAGAGTCTCATACAGGATTCGAACCTGCACCTTTACCTTGGCAAGGTAACGTACTACCACTATACTAATAAGACATTGCTCCGATGCCTGGTAACGATCCAAGTCCCCATGCGTTAACAGCGCAGGATGCAGCCTCTACACCTCACCGGAATGCAGGGATTGGCTCCTAAAAGTTACTCCCTAGTAGCCCCACACAGATTCGAACTGTGACTCCTAATGGAACTGGGTCTTGAATCCAGCGTGTCTACCATTCCACCATGAGGCCATTTGCAGAAGGCATCGTACTCGAAACGAAAGCGCGAACGCTCGCATGTCTTAGCAGGACAGCCCCGATCCTATCGGGTTCACCTTCTGTATCA